ATCATGACTGGTATTATTTAATACAACTGGAATTTCCTTAATAATTCCCATTTCAGGAATTAAATTCAATTTGATTGTATAATCTGGTGTAAAAAATGGTAAAATGTGTTCAATAATTTGTGTTCCATCTTCAATGTTACGAACATATATGTAGAGGTTGAAATCAAAATTATATGGAACTGGATTATATTGTGCCAATACACCAGTGCCTGATGTGCCTGCAAAATTTTTAATATTTGTATTCTGTTTTCTACTAGAATCGTAACTTAATCCTGCCATTTCAAACGACATTCTAGGTAAAGTTGTTTGAACTTTTTTGTCTAAATTCAAATCTTCTTCCAAACGCATTACATAACGTTCTTTTGATGCATACACAATCGGAACAATAAATCTTTCTGATTCTGTATTGTCTGGTTTGAATCTGTAAAGAGTGATGTTATCAAACAGATTACCAAATCCGACAACCAATTTTCTTATGACACGATTATATGTTGATGACATTATATTCTTCCGAACGGATTGGTTTCTGTAAAGTCTATGATATTATTTGCAGTGTCAAATAGATATGCGTTATCATATGCTTCATTTCTTGTGCTGTCTTTTAATGGATCATATGATGCAAGATAATATTCCGCACCACTTTGTGCTCCAATAATTGCAACATTATCACGGAATTCACCAGCCACGTTTGTAACCTTTAATGAATCATTTGGTTTAATCCATTCCTGAACAATAGCAACAACATACGCATTGGCTTGTGTTCCGTCTGTGGACTGGAATACAACTTCACGTTGTTCAAATGTTCCTGTTCCAACACCAGTATTCAACTCTAGTGTATAACTGGATTGAATCATAACATCATCAATATCTTCCACACCAGTGTCGATAACTTCTTGTGAGTATTTGAATTTCTCAAGTTCCAATTCATAGAAGAATGGAATCTTACGACCTAACATAAAGAAGTCTTTGGTTTGATTTGTAAATTTGATTTCAAATAATTCACCTGTGCCGTTTAAGAATGGCACATAAATCAAATCACCTTCTCTTGGTCTTGTAAACAGGTCTTGTGGAACACGTTGAGAGAATGAACGTTTAGACAACATAATACTAACATTATTTTTAATTTCCAACCCAAATTTGGAGAAGAATTCTTTTTCACCTTCATATTCCATAGAACTTGATAAGTAGAACTCAATTGGAAATGCTGCACTAAACTTTTTAACTGGATCTTCACCGTATAAAATGTCTCGGTCGGTTTCATTTTCAATTGGTAAATAGTAGGCGTCAAAACCCATAATCTTGATTGACTCAACAATCAAGTCCTCGATTACTCTTTGCTCAGCAAGAGAATTATAATTATTGAAATAAACCGATGTTGCCATATTAGTTCATAAACATTTCTAATGGTGCACCATACTTGTCGCCAATTTCTAAATGAAGGGCATCTATTTCTTCTTTAGCTTCAGTATAGATTTTGTCTCCGTTGAGTTTGACACCACCTGGTAATTGAATACCCTCAAACTTTTTAAGGTTATTACCCCAAGAACGTTTGATAAGTGCTGTTGCATATTCTTTCAACCAACGGTCATTCCATGCCTGTGTATACACATCAGGATCAATTACTGCATAACATTCTGCAATAACTGTGGTTCCAATTGGTGCTTCACTGTGACCCCATGCCCAATCTATATACAATCTTTGCATGTGTCTCTGAAACCTAATAGGTACTTCACCAGTAAATAATTGTTCCAACATTCTTAGATGTTGCAAAGTCATAGTGTAGTTAATATAAGATGCAGATGTAAAGTCATACAATTCATTTAAACGAAGTTGATATCTCAAATCAAACATATTGATTGAAGATAATGAATCTTGTATTGGGAAAATTCTAGTTACACCAGCAATTTGTAGTGCGTTATTTGAAGAATCTAAAGCCGAAGAAAGGTCTAGATATTTGTTATCTATATCTGTTTGGTCTAATTTTTTGATGTAGTAAACCTTTTGTAGGCCATCAAAATGATAATCTTGCCAATATTGCAGCGCATCGTCAATTCGGTCTTCCACTTGGTCATCATCAACGTTGATTTCAATTACAGGAAAACCTAGTCTACGCAGACAATATTCTTTAAATGCTGCTCTTGTTGTGATTGGTTGTGCCATTATATCCCCCTATAAGGGATATTTATGCTTCTGGTTCTGTAACTTGTTCCACCCAAGAAAGTGTCTCCTCGTTCCAGTGATAAATTTTATCATCTGTTGGCATTGGTGTTGGTGGTTCCCAACAACAAGTTTCTTCATTTAATGTCCAAGAATCGTAGGGTTTTGGTGCAATGAAAGCGTCACGAACTGAATCGTAGGTATATCCTATACCAGCATAATTTTTTCTTAATGGTGTTCCACCTGATACATGAACACCAGCTTGTGTATTATAACTTGTTTGTATAAAAGTTTGTGGATCACCAAAAGCTCCAGTATCAATAGTTTCTTGGTCAATCACAAGAACTCTAGTTACAATATTATTTTCATCTAATTGTGCAAAGTGTGCCATTTTTTCCTTAACCGAATGATATAGTTCCAGACTGAGTAAATGTGTATGTTCTCCAACCACCAGAAACAACAACAGTTGGTGAACCGGTCGTTCCGTTTGCAGCTGGATAGGTAGAAGGATATCTAATAATTACTATACCAGAACCGCCTTGGCCACCAGTTGTGCCGCTATGAGTACCACCACCAGCGCCGCCCGTGTTTACTGTTCCGTTGTTACCTACTTGTAATGTTCCATTAACACCAGCTGCGCCGCCGCCTAGTCCACCAGCAGCAATCGTGCCGCCAGTTGAGGATTTTCCGCCACCGCCACCGCCACCATAATAAGTTGCGGTACCACTTATTGAGCATTGTTTGCCTATGCCACCAACTCCTGCAACAGTATTAAGAACACCATCTCCACCTATTCCACCAGCTCCGCCGCCACCGCCATGAGTGGCGGCCGTGCTGCTCTGACCGGCACCACCTCTAAATCCGTGGTCGGGTGATGGGAAACCATATTGCCATGTGGCTTGGCCAGCACTTTGGCCGTGACCTGATCCATGTAGTTCTTCTAAAGCTCTGTATTTTGAACCGCCACCATAAGCATCAAAACCACCAAATGTGTTTGCTGCTGCGATGCCGTAGTGTGTAACTGTGTTGCTGGGAACACCTATCACACTAGATTGTCCTCCTCGATTTGAAACTGTCTGTGAAGTTGACAATACACCACCAGCACCAACAACTATTGTGTATGTTCCGTTATAAAGTGTTACTGGTCCACCTGTGTTTGCTGATTCATTTCCATAATAAATTACAGAACCTCCGCCGCCACCAGGACCGGCTGTTTGTGAACCGCCTCCGCCACCACCAGCCACAATTAGCATTTCAACGTTTGCAGCTGCAACGATTTTGTTGGTTAGATATCTGAAAATAACTTGGCCAGCCGAACCATTACCACTTAAACCAGTGGAAATTATAGAGTGTCCACCTGATCCTGGTGTTGTTGGTGCAGCAGGAGTTCCTGACACAGTATATTGGGTGCCACCGTATCCTCCATTTCCATATGTTTGATAGGTGCCACCAAAAGAGGTTTTAAAACCATAACCTGGATATGCGTTAATACCTGAGGAACCTCTAACTGTGTCTGTTCCAACTATTGACCAATAATAAATTGAAGGTGTCCATGCACCAGCACTAGCACCGGGTCGTTGGTTAGCAGCAGTAACACCTGGAACGCAGTTTCCATTACCTTGTTTGTAAGGCAAATTAGTTTTGCCGTGATTGAATTGATACTGATATTCGTTTGTTAATGCACTAGGTAGAGTTGTCGGCCATTGGTTGGTGCCGTTACCACCTGTTCCTGGACTGCCGCCGCCGCAACCTCCATTATAACCAACAAACGCAGATGTGCCGCCACCGCCACCGCCACCACCATAAGTTCTTAAAATTTCATAACCGTTTTTTAATAACCAACTATCACCGCCACAACCATTGATACTGTTGTTGTCTAGTGCTACACCGCCTGCGCCAACGTTAACCGTCCAAACATCACCTGATTGTGTGTATAATTCTGGACCAATACATTGTGTATAAAACGTATTTGCTAATCCCACCCAGTTCATTAGTGCGCCGCCTGCGGCACCACCAGAAGCTCCGGAAGCGTTACCACGACCAGCTGGACCACCACCAGCAATCATCAGATAGTCTATTTCTTGATATGAACCTTGTGTAACCGTGAATGTTCCGTTTGAGGTGAAGGTGTGAATCTTATATGGGCCGGCATAACTTATTGTTCCTCCAGTAGCGTCAATACGCTGTTCTGGAGGATTCAATGGGTCTACAAAATTATAATTCTTTCTTTGAGAATTACTTTTTGTATATTTTTTAACCGCCATTAATAAATCTCCGTGCCAAATGCGGTAAAACTAACTGATGTATTGTTGGCATAAACTCTCACCACATCGGTTGCTGCTAAAGACATACCAACAGTTAATGAAATCGAATCTTGGCCTGCAACAGGAATATCGTATGCTAGATATTGTGAGTTAGCAAGTGCTGCACCAGCAGGACTGACAGCAATTCTAAATGTGCTGCCTGTGGTTGATAGATTACAAATGTTGACTGTTGATACGACTGCACTATTTGCCGCTGGCACCGTGTATAGTGTTGTTGTCGTTGCAGCTGCCGGATTTTGTTGTCCTAATACTTTATATGCTGTTGTCATCTTTTATTATGCTCCCATTAACAAGAATGGATCCAAGGTGTTGGTAAAACTTAAATGTCCTGCCCCGTCTGTTGTAATAGTTTGCCCATTTGAACCGCCAGTTATTTGCAGGTTTGTAATTGATCCTAAAGTGGCGATATCACTATTCTTAAAGGTTCTCCATGCACCTAATGAACTGTTATAGGTGAATGTTCTTCCGAATTGTTGAGTTGTTTGACCGTTTACTGGATTTGATGGGAATGCCATGATTGTTACCTATTATTTTAACCAGTTGTCTGCCATATTTGAAACACACAGTTTGTATACTTCAAATAATTGTTGAATATTCATTTCTTGTTTTTCGTTGTTGTTCAATTTCCATGTTATTGTAGTATCAATAAAATTTTTCTGCCAAGAGTCTGTGATAGACATACCATTTGATTGGTCTTGCATCATTTCAATGGAATAAATGTTTAGATATCTTGCCATTCTATCCATACTTTTTTCATCGGCATCAAAAACCCAATTGTTATACTCGACAGTAGAACTATATATTTTCTCTGTCTTTTCAGCCTTATATC